ATCTGTTGAAGAAGCTGTAGCAAAACCTAACAACCCTGTTTCAGTAGTTGAAATGGTTACTATTCTTTTAACAATTTCATTAACACTAGAAATATCTAATGATCTTTCGCTGTTGTAACTATTATTGTTAAGTGTGATTTCTTCTATTACTTTAGTTGTTAGTGTTGCCATATTTTAATCCTTACGGTGACGGAACGTTGACAGCTATACGTGGTTCACCATCAGTATAGTCGTCTCTTCTTCGTCTCCCTATTTGTTCAGCACCAAACTTCTGTACTTCAGTTTGATATTTTTGTTCATATAATTGTAGCATATCCATCGGGCCTTTTAAATAGCTAAATGCTTCTACTAGACATGCATATAAAAGTCCATTTCCAAAATTAAGACTTATATAAGTAGTAGTATTTGCTGAACTTAATCCCAAAGGTCTAGCATTATAATGTAGTTTATACATAAAAGCTGAACTAGGAGTAGGTACAATTGTCATTTTTCCAGAAGTTGTAGCTCCTGCTCCTGTCGCTCCCCCAGACATCGCATAATACTTAGGTGTGCCAGTAGTAGTTTCTGCCGCATCATATTCTCTTAAAAAACTAATATCCTTCTTCTCTAACCAGCTATTGGCACCAGTTGCTGCTGTTGTTGAAGTATAAACCTGTATGCCTCTTACAAATAAAGTACCAGCTGGTGCATTTATATTGTCTTTTGAAGCAACTAAATTGCCTATAACTTCTTTTCTATCTGCATCAATTGGAATTTCTCTTTGAATTCTTAATTCTGAATTATCTATAAATTGATCTGTAATAGTACTAGATAATACAGAAGTACCAACTTCAGTATAATTTTGAATTGCTGTTGTAAGTGTTGAATATGTAAATCCTGCCATTATGCACTAAGAGTTGCTGGTCCTACCGAGACCGGAAACCCTCCTCCTTCTACGCTTCCTGCTGTTGCAGTGTTTGTATCAACTGTAAAATAAAACCAATCACTTGTCTTATCTGTGTCTCTACTACCACTAACATACTTTCCTGTAGTAATAGCATACCCTGCAGCTTTTGCAATATTAGAGCCTGATATACCATCAAAGCTGGCTGGATCTGCATAGTCTCCAGCAATTGTGGATGCTCCTCTAAATCTGTATGTATCTCCATTTGTTAAACCATGATCAGGAGAATAAACATTTATAATTCCTGAACCTGATGCATAAGTTGTAAATGGATTGTGTGGTAATAATCTTGAAGTATCATTTTCAGTTCTATCAGTTCGTGCATCTCTTAAAGCTTGTGCGTCACCTCCACGTGGTTTTGGTTGTAGCTGTGGATGTTTTTCTTCAAATTCAGATTTATGAACTAACATACCGTTCCATTCTTTAACCATTTCGTTATATGGAAAAGCCATTCCTGATCTATCTGATATTGCTTGTGCGTGTTTTCCTCTTGTGTATGCCATTATATATTCGAGTAATTATTATTCGGAGTTATATAAGTACTAGTTGAAGAACCATCTTCTGCTAGTGCTCGTGCTAACTCGTCTTCGTACAACAACTTTAATTGTTGTACTAATTGTTGATTAAATTTTTGTGCTAAATAAAAAGCTAATCCAGAAACTAAACAAGGCACAAATCTATATGGAGCATTTGATGCATCTGTATATGTTGCATCAAAATCCTCTAATCTTTTTACATAATAAATATGCATGTCTTTAGAAGCTGCTGTTGAGTCTGGTGTTGGATAAACTGTAACTGTAGTTTTATCTACAAATCTTTGTACAAAATATTGAGAAGGTGTTCCTTTAGATAATTTACTTGATAAAGCAGAATAAGCTGATCTTGCTATTTTAGTCATTGAAGAATCAGATTGTGTTGTTTGAGTTCTATTTTGCCTGTATGTTGCTTCTAAAACATCCGCCATTCCATAAACACTTGCTGAAGCAGTTGTCACGGAACTTGTACCATCACTACTTGCTCTATAGAAAGTATATTCAGCTTGTCCTTCAATTAAATCAATATTAGTTTCAGCTACTTGCCAATAATGTAAACCTCTATTACCCCATTCTTGAAATAAAAGATTTAAAGATCGTCTAGCTGTTTTTAATTGATAACCACTTACTGCTGAAATACCAATTCGCTCATAAGCTTCTTGTATAATTTCATCAACAGCAAATGTCTTGTCGAACGTTACTGTTCCAGAAGTAGTATTAGCCATTGTCTACTCCTATGAATACAGTTTTCTAAATTCTGCTATAACCGTATACATGTTTCCAGAATCAGCTGCACCTGGAACTACAAAATTGTAATCACTTTCATTAGTGTTTGATGATTTGTCAGTTTTAATTCCGCCAAATTCTCTAAAGTCCCAATAACCTGTTCCTGTTAAACCAATAACGGGAATATCGCCGTCATCGTCTTCTTCATCTATACGTGCGTAAGCATCTCCGCCATCTCCACCTTGACAAGAAAACCAAATTCTTTGTAATACAAGATGTTGTGCAGATTTGCCTTCACCGTTTTTTGCCATTGCCGAAACATCACCAAAAACTGTTGTTCCACCTGATCCATCTGATTGATTTACTATTTTGATAACAACTCTTGCATCATTTTCTTGCAAGATAGTTGGTCCTGTTACTGTGTCTGCCATAATCCCTCCTTAATTAAGATTACTAGATGGGGCCGAAGCCCCATCATAAAGTTATTTATTATTGATCTGCAAATGCAGGTGCGTCTGCACCTTCTGAGTAACCCCAAATTAGCCAATTAGTACTATCTTTAGCTAAAATGTTAATCTCCATAGCACCAAAGTCTGTAAGAGTTAGTGTTGAGTTAGAGTTTCCATCTGCATAAATAGTTACGTTATCAGCATTTGAATCTGCATGAACGACACCACCAATAAAGTAATTAGCATCCGCACCTGTATCAAAGATAACGTTTTGTGCTTCTTCTGCAGCGCCACCATAAATAAATTTAAAGTGTGCACCAGCAACGGGTGATGGTAAGGTAATTGTTCTATTTGCTGTGATCGCTGGAACTACAAGTAGTCTTCCACTATGTGTAGCATTAGTGAGAGTTTTATCTTCATCCCCCAATGTAACAGGTCCATCACCTAAAGTGATGACTTCAGTAATCGTTCCAGTAGATGCCGCTTTACTGACTGTTTTAAATGTATCTTCAGATCTTACTGGACCTGAAAAAGTTGATTTAGCCATAATATTCCTCCTAGAATATTTAAATGTAGTCCCTAGGGGCATGTCGACTATACGCGTCTACATTTAAGGTTTTTTAAAAATGTATAGTGATTTTTTTATATAGTAGTTTTGAGTAAAGTGCAAGAGATCCTTACAGAAATATACGATTTCAACGATGTGGCGTTTATTTAAGTAGCCACAGAAACTTCGGGGGCAGCATCAACAATTGCATTTTCTCTATTTGCAATCTTCGATTCTTCGAGTTTGATCTCATTAATAATGTTTTTAATAGCATTATCAATTTTGACCATATTAAGAGTATATTTGCCATTTTGCTCATACTCCAACTGCCACCTCAACTCCAAGGACCGTTTTTGTTTGTACAGGTCTTGTACCATCTATAACCTCCTCATAGGTTATTCTATTAGGAATATGTTTATACATTCCCGTTGATTCCCAATTTATACTCTTTTCTCCAATTTTGTCAAGGATAGATTTTTCAATAGACTCAGCATTATCAGCAGCTTCTACATCAAAAGAAGCATAGTGATCATAAGCCCATATTTTAACGGTGAATTTTCTCATATTTCTTACCTTTATTTGCAAAATGTGGCGGAACTATGTCCCGCCACAAATTTAGTTTAGATTACGCACCTTCAACGCCGAAGATACCTCTAAAGTCTGATACTCCAAATGAGTATCTTTCTCTAGCTTTGTATCTAACGTTGCCAGTATCGAAGTCTCCCTCCATAGCAGTTTTTAAAGCTGCTCTTTGGAACATCTTCATACCATTAGGCACATCAGTAATAATATACCAACTGTCAGTGTCAGTTAAGAAATTATTCACTCTATATCCTTGAGGAATCATTCCCATAGACGCAACAGCGTTGATATCATTATCTGCTGTTCCAGTTCTGCCTGGAGATTTCATCAATCTCTCAGCATTGAACTGATTAGCTGAAGGAATGACCATTTTCATTCCTCTAGCCGCTACTCTCAATCCACGTTCATCAGTCATGCCAGCAATGTCAATCAATGCTTGCTCTAATGAAGTTTCGTTCAAGTCCGCTTGCGTTGTCAAAGTGTTTTTAACCGCTGTTCCGCTAACCGTTGTGTGGTTAGTTGAGAACAGAGATACTGCATCACCTGAATCAAAAGTGTCTGTTGAGGGCAGACCATTGTTCAAAGGTGTAACAGCTTTCACTTGTTTCGCATTAGACATAGATCTTGCTAAAGCTTTTGTGTATCTAGAAGCAAGTCTATCGTAGAGGTTATCTTCGATAGCTTCTTCAGTGATAGCAAATGCTAAAGCCACTGTGTCGTGAGTGTAACGAGCAGTATAAGTCTCTTGAGCAGTATCAAAAGATACTCCTTGACCTTCTGCTTTTACTTGTGCGTTAGCGAATCCAGATAACATAACTTCCTCTTCGAAAGCTCTGTCACTTGACTCGGTTGTATAAATCTCAGCATGCTGATTTTCATACCGTTTGTATTCCAGGCCAAATAGTGCATTCAAACCTGGCTCTAGTTCTTTAACTAGTTGTGTTCTTGATATAGCCATAATTTATCTCCTATTTAGACTTAAGCTCCAGTACTATCAATGTACTCGTTTAAGTTTTGGATTACAACGACGGTACAATAAGCTGCTGTTAGATCATTGTTTTCTGGATCTTCCGCGCTTCTAATCAATCTCCATGTATTGTTAGTTGCGTGAGTGTCACCAATGTCGAGTGTAGTGCTTGATCTGCCAGTTGTTGTGCTTCCACCTGTGTTCACATCAAATGTGTCAAGATATATAGCATGTGCGCCGACAACTGATGATGCTACTTGAGCATCGGTTGCGACATTATACAACTGCCAAGGATAGTCATTTACAAACGCTTTAGTGTCCTCGCTGTTTGCTGGTGTGATGGTTGCATCATACCAACTTGCAAACGTGGGCTTTAAAGTTGTAGCCGAATTGTAAAATATACCCTGTAAAACACCACATGACGTACCAGTTGCTGAATCTTCACCAGTTACAATGTATCCGGCAGTAACACGTACTCCCATACCATTGAATTTATTGGCAGAATCAGCGGCATCTATAAAGTATTCGGATAATCCTTGGGTAGAAGGTGTATTACCTAACGTACCTGCTGGAATAAAACCGAAACCTGCGCTATTTTTATTAGCCATAGTTGTCTCCTTTGTCCCCGAGGGGACGGGTTAATTTAAATCGATGAGTAGGAATAGTTAAAAAATTAACTCTTCTTTGTACCACCGAAGGTTACACGAGTCTGCCTATCAACATTGATCGGCATACTTTCATGCTGTTCCCTCATTAGATCGTTTTCAACTGCAGCATCCTGACCTTCTGCTTGTTTAGCAAAATAATCAGCACGTGACTGCGCGATTTCTTCAGGTACCCTGGCCAGCAACAGGCCACCAACCCCAATCACTCCCTTGTACTTACCATCTTGGATAACTGGATAATTAGAATCTTTATATTCGTCAGCTCTCACTAACTCATAACCAGATCTTAATCTCCCAGAGATATTTTTAGTGTCTTGAAACCCTAAACTCTCTGCTCGTATCCATCTGTGCCTGAATCCATCAGGGGCAGGGGGTGCATCTAGAGAAGATGGAGGAGTCCACACTTTTGGCCTTTCAGTTTCTTGCCGTGTTTGACTCGCACGTGAAGTTTTGTTGTCTTCTTTTTTCATTTTACGCTCCTTCCGTGAGTTTTATTTGTCTTGCGTATTCTTCGAGTGGCACACCTAATTTTTTAGCTATTGCTACCTGGGAGGGTGTGAGTCTCACAGTGTTGCGTCCTGGTTTCACACTTCTCTGAGCTGAAGCAACCAACTGATTGGTTTTGGACGTATGCTCTACATCACCACCTTTAGCAAATTTATGCGAGAAGTCAACCTTTATTCTTTTATCAACTTCATTATAATAATCATCTGATTTAGGGTCAAATCCCTCGCTTACCAAATCCTTATGGATCTCAAATGCAGTAAAAGTCATGGCTCTGTCTTTGCCAAACCATGTATTTTTAGCTGCCCAAGTTTCCGCTTTAGGATCTGGATCAGGAAGTTCCTGTGGTGTTTGCTGTGGTAATCTTCCACCGTCTGAAAGTTGTTGAACTGGTTGTTCTGGTTCAACAGGTTGTTGTTTTCTTTGCTCCAATTTAGCATTTTCAAATGCCAATGTAGCAATTCTTTTGTTTGCTTCAACTTGAGCTTCTGCATTTCCAGCTTCAATGGCGCTTGCTAATTCTTTTTGAGCAGACTCCATTCCTGTTTTTACATTTGTCTCAAATCTAGACCAGTAATCAGTATCCATTTTTCTAAATTGAGACTGATCTTGTCTTCTTTGATATTCTAAAGCTTGAGCATATTCAGTAGCAGCTTGTTCTCTACGTTCTGCTTCTCTCATCTTACGAGTAAGTTTAGAAATACGTGATTGAACGCCTTTACTGTATTCTTCTAGTTTAGTATCTTCATCTTTCGTTGTTTCTTGTTCCTTGGTTTCTACTTCTTTTACTTCTGTTTCTTGTTCCTTGATCTCTGCAACTTCTTCCACTTTTTCTTCAGGTACAACTACATCTACTTCAGGTCCTGAAGTATCTATATCTACCTGTGGGTCTTCTTTTTTTATTTTATTTGCTTCTGGCATTGTATCCTCCAATGGTTAGTATTTATGCAAGATATCCTCTGGATTCTTGATGGTTGCTAAAATTTCATCTTCATTTAACAACCTGATTTCTCCACCTTCAATTTGTATACGTGATCCTGCATAACGCGCAAAGATCACCCAATCACCAATCTTGCACCACGGGCCTTCTGGATATCTCTCTTTATCTCTATAACATTGTGGTCCCATAGCTAGTACGTTTCCACACTGTGATGCAACTTGTTGTTTTTCTAAAGTAGATTCATTCATAATGATTCCACCTTTAGTTTTTTCATCCATTTTAAATGGTAATACTATTAATCTCCAACCCGTAGGTTGCGGTAATTTTTCTTTTTCGTTTGTAACTTTTTTAGATTCTGATTTTTTTAAACCAACTAATTCTTTATTTGGTAAGTGAATTTTTGGTGTTGATGTCGACGACTGTTCCGTCATTTTGCTCCTTATCATTAAGCAGGTTAGAGAGTTCCTGTTTAGTTGCCTCTAGGGCGTTAATTTGTCCGATAATATACTTATATGTTTCCATATTGTCAACCCCACCAGACGTTATAGAGATTGATAATTGATTAATTCTACTATCCAAAACTCTGCGTAATTTATAAATTACGTTTTCTAAATTCATATTAAATCTTTATAATATTCCTCGTAACTCTTATTTGAAACAGGCTCACCAGCTAAATCACTTTGAATATGTGATCCAATGTATTCTTCTTTTGGAGGATATACAAAGTCTGTTTTTGTTTCACTTAATTTTACTTCTGCCTGTTTTTTAATAGGCTTTCTAGAATTACCATTAAAGGGTCTATATCTTGGAT